GGTTTTTTCCCGACCGTGTTAGTTTTCTAGCGACAGAAAAAAGTTTTTATACATCACAACACTATGAGTTATATACCAACACCAATGACCGCCTCACAAATCGTGAGTGAATTAAATATTGACCGACGTAAGTTGGGTCAAGTTTTAATTCAATGTAAAGTAATTAAGCAAAGCGGTAAGATTAAATATTATTTAATACAAGATGTAATACAACATCTTTACAATAAAACAGACAAGCTTATTAGCTTAGAAGAAGCGCGTAAGAACAAGGCTATCGCTGAGGCAGAATTACTACAATTAAATTTAGAACGAGAAAAAGGTAATGTACTTGATCGTGATTTAGTTGATAAACAATGGGCTAACTTAGTGTTGTCTTGCAAGAATAGACTAGAGGCTATTCCAAATAAACTAGCACCGATACTAGCAGTTGAGAGTGGTATAGACGTTTGTAAAAACATCTTAAACAATCAGATAGCGGAAGCATTAAACGAACTAGCAAAAGGCGAGGACATTGAACTTACAGACACAAAAGATACACAACACGGTACTAAAGGCTCTGAGCCTATTCCAACCGAGAGAACCGCTAACAATAAGCGAGTGGTCGGAAAAGTACAGATACCTAAGTCCCGAGAGTAGTAGCGAAGCAGGTAAGTATTTAATTAACCGAGCCTACTATCAAGACGGTATGATGAAAGCCGTTAGTGACCCGAATATAAGACGAGTTGTTTTTATGACAAGTTCGCAAGTAGGTAAGACAACCTTATTAGAAAATATAATAGGTTATTTTATTCACTACGAACCAAGCCCAATATTAATGGTGCAACCAACACTATCAATGGCTCAGGCTTTTAGTAAAGATAGATTGTCAGCGATGATAAGAGATTGTCCTGTCCTGGCGAACAAAGTTAAACCACCTAGAGAACGAGATAGTGGTAATACAGTTTTGCATAAAGTTTTTACAGGCGGACATATAAGTTTAGTTGGTTCTAACTCAACAAGTTCGCTAGCCTCAAGACCAATAAGAGTTTTACTGTTAGACGAAGTTGATAGGTTTGAAGTTAGTAATACTGAGGGGGATGTAGTATCACTTGCTACAAAGAGAACTACTACTTTTTGGAATAACAAAATTATAATGGTAAGTACACCGACCATAAAAGGGTTAAGTAGAATTGAACAAGAATATAATATATCAGATCAACGTAAATTTTATGTACCTTGTCCTGAGTGTAATGAACAACAAGTTTTAGAATTTAAACAAGTAAAATTTGATAAAGATAAATTACAAGATACGCATTATGCTTGTAGGTTTTGTAATGATAAATGGAATGATAGCAAACGTTGGAAAGCTATAAGACAGGGCGAATGGAAAGCAACTGCCGAACATACAGGTATTGCAGGTTTTCATTTAAACGAGTTTTATTCTAGTTGGTCAAGATTAGAGGACATAGTAAGAAATTTTTTAGAAGCAAAAAAACTTCCTGAAACTTTAAAGGTGTTTACAAATACAACACTTGGCGAAAGTTGGGAAGACAAGGGGACTGGGCTTGATATAAGTCTTAACGAACGAACGGAAGATTATAACCCTGAACAAATGCCCGACGGTGTTTTATTACTAACCGCAGGTGTTGACGTTCAAGCAAACAGATTAGAATTAACTATATTAGGTATAGGACTAAACGAGGAAATTTGGGTTATAGATCATATTGTTTTATATGGCGACCCGTCGGTTACTTCTATTTGGTTAAAGTTAGACGCAGAATTAAAAAGAACTTACACACGACAAGACGGAAAGAAATTTTTAATTTCTTCCGCTTGTATTGATAGTGGTTATTATACAAATAACGTTTACGCATTTTGTAAAGGTAAAGTTAATCGTAGAGTTTATGCAGTTAAGGGTGTAAGTGGCAACAAGCCAATATTTCCTAGACGAGCAAGTACAAATAATATTATGAAAACGCCATTGTTTACAGTTGGTGTTGATAGTTCAAAAGATATTATTTTACAAAGAATGAAGATTGATAAAGTTGGTAATGGTTATGTTCACTTTCCAAAGCACCTGGACACGGAATATTTTTTACAATTACAATCAGAAAGAATTAAAACAAAATATATAAAAGGCGTTGCAACTAGAGAATGGGTGCAGATAAGAAAAAGAAACGAGGCGTGGGATTGTTTTAATTATGCTTATATATCTTTTATATCTTTGAACGCTAACTTAGACAAAATTAAAGATAGCTTAGATACTAAACCACAAACCAAACCACAACGAACACAAATTAAAAAAAATTTTATAACTAATTGGCGAGATTAACTAAATGACAAATGTATTAACAAACGTACAAGAGAAAATTCCATACACTATTTTTTCAGGCGATACGGCTATATGGAAAATTACAGATTTAAACACAGATTATTCAAATTCAACACACACTCTATCTTACTATTTTAGATTAGAGAGTACAGGCGCGGGATTTACAGTAAACGCGTCCGCCGACAACGACGATTATTTAATTACTTTAAGCGCGTCAACAACTGCGGGTAAGACAGCAGGAACATATCATTATGTTGCTTACGTTACTCGTGCGAGTGATAGTGCTAGAGTTACCGTTGATCGAGGTCAGATTGAGATTAAACCCAATTTGGCGAGTAGTAGCGCAGACCCGCGTTCTCACGCAAAGATAATGATAGATAAAATTGAAAGTCTATTAGAGGGCAAAGCAGATAAAGATGTTTCGAGTTACAGTATAGCAGGGCGATCACTTAACAAAATGAGTGTTCAAGAATTATTAGATTGGCGAACTCATTATAAAGCAGAATACAATAGAGAGATTGCAAGATTAAGAAACGAAAACGGCGACGGCTCAGGAAACACAATTAAAATATCTTTTGGGAACACAAATAATCTTGGTTACTACGATCATCATAGAAATAGAAAACATAAAATCGGTAACTAAGGATTAATTAAAATGGCAGAATGGTATAAATTTTGGAATAGAACCAAAAAAACTTTTAAGAAAAAAGGTTTTGACGGTGCAGGTAGCAACCGTTTAATGAATGATTTTGTTGGTGGTAATACAAGATCACTAGACGATATTTTAAAAAACGATATAAGAAAATTAAGAGATAGATGTAGAGATTTAAGTCGTAACAATGAGTTTGTTAGACGTTACATAAATCTAATGAAAACTAATGTAATTGGTTCTCATGGAATTAAACTTCAAGTTAGATCAAAAGACAAAGATCAAAATTTAGATTATATCGCAAACAACATTATTGAGAGTAGGTGGCGTAGGTGGATTTTAAAAGATAACTGCGACCTAGCAGGTAGATATGGTTGGTTAGATATGCAAAATCTATTAGTACAAACGCTTTTTACAGACGGCGAGGTATTAGTACAATTTGTAGAAAACGCAGATAACGATTTTAAGTTTGCAATAAACTTTTTAGATTGTGATTTAATTGACGAGAATAGAAACGGTAACAACGGCAAGAACGATATTAGAATGGGCGTTGAGTTCGATTATCGAACTAAACGACCTGTTGCATATTATTTATATGAGAGAAACCCGTATGAAAATTTTATGCAAACCTCAGCAGTTGAAAGCAGACGAGTAAGTGCAGATAATTTATTACATATCTATATGCCTGAGAGAGCAAACCAATCAAGAGGGTTTAGTCCTATCTCAAGCGTACTAAAAGAATTAAAAATGTTACACGCTTACGCGGAAGCTGAACTTGTTGCTAGTAGAGTTAATGCTAGTGCTATGGGATTTATAACAAGTCCAAGTGGCGATCAGTTTACAGGCGAAGATACATCTAGCGACGGATTTAGTCCGATGATGAATGTAGAGGCAGGAACGATACAACAGTTGCCACAAGGTAGTGATTTTAAAAAGTTTGATACATCGCACCCAACAACTGCGTTCGATCCGTTTATAAAAAGTATTTTACGACAAATTTCAGCAGGTCTTAATATAAGTTATAATGATTTAAGTAACGATTATAGTTCAGTTAATTATTCGTCAATTAGACAAGCAAGTTTAAATGATAGAGATTATTATAAAACTATACAACAATTCGTAATTAATCATTTTTGCAAACCTGTATATGAACGTTGGTTAAAAATGTATTTAACTTTAGGCGACGAACAATTATCGCCTTTACCAATGTCAAAATATAATAAATTTAACGATACAGTATTTATACCTCGTGCTTTTGATTGGATTGACCCGTTAAAAGAAATGAACGCAAATGTAGTTGGTCTTAAAGCAGGTGTAGTTAGTTTGCAAGATGTAGTCAGCAAAACGGGACGTGATGTTGAGGAACATTTTGAACAATTAAATAAAGAAAAAAATCTTGCAAAAGATTTTAACATTAATTTTGCATACGAACCTTTTGGGGATAAAGGCGCAGTTGCACCACAAGAAAGTGAAGATGATGAAAAAATTAAAAAAGATAATAACGAAAATAATTAAAACAATATGGTCTATCGTTTGTTACCCGTTCAAAATGTTAATGAATTGGTTAAAAAGCGATTTGCCTAAAAGGTAATTAATAATGGAAACAAAACACATACAAAAAATAGAAGAAACAGACGACGCTATAACTGTTACTTTTGGCAAAGCTAAACCTGAGGAAGAAAAAGCTAAAGTAAAAGCAGATGAAACACCTGAGGTAAAAGAAGAAGCACCTAAGGAAGAAGAACATAAAACAAATTTTCCTAAGGACGAACCCGAAGATGAGCCAAAAGAAGAAGTAAAAGCAGAAACTAAAAAGAAATTTTTTAGAACTGCAACTATAGAAAAAAAATATTACGAAGATGACGAAGATGACAGGTCAATAGAATTATCATTTAGTTCAGAAACACCTTACGAAAGATCGTTTGGTATGGAAATAATTGACCATGATAAAATGGATTTATCTTTTTTAGATAGTGGTAATGCACCGTTTTTAGCAGACCATGACGCTACAAAAGTAATAGGAATTGTTGAAAAAGTTAATGTTGCCAATGCTCGTGGTAGAGCTAAGGTTCGTTTTGGAAAAAACGAATTAGCACAATCTATCTTTCAAGACATAAAAGACGGCATAAGACCAAACATATCGTTTGGTTATGAAGTCTTATCTATGGAAAAAGTTAAAACTAAAGGCGAGGACGAGGAAAAGCCAAGCTATAAAGTTGCAACTCTACCCTTAGAAATTTCTAGTGTTTCAATTCCCGCAGACCAAACGGTCGGTGTGAATAGATCAAAAGAAATTAAAAACAATGACGACAATAATCAATCAAACATAAAGGTTACAAATACAATGGAAAAAGAAAATAACAATGTAGTTGCACCAAAAGTTGATACTGAAAAAACTGTTGAACTTGCAAGAAAAAGCGAAGTTGACAGAGTTAGAGAAATTTACGCGGTAGCTGAAAAGCATAACCAAAAATCTCTAGCAGATGAAAGCATTAAAAATGGTTTATCAGTAGCAGAATTTAAAGGTGTAATTTTAGAAAAAATTGGCAATCAACCAATCGCTACAAGAAGTGATGAAGTTGGTTTATCTAAAAAAGAACAAAGAAACTACTCTTTAGCTAGAGGCGTACAAGCTATGGCAACAGGCAATTGGTCTGGTGCTGAACTAGAGAAAGAAGCTTCGGACGAAATCGCAAAAAGAAGCGGTAAGTCAGCAAGAGGTATTTTTGTTCCAAGCGACGCTAATTTTTACAAAAGAGATTTGACACAAGGAACGGCGACAGCAGGTGGTAACTTAGTTGCTACTGATATGCTAGTTGGTTCTTACGTTGAAGCTTTAAGA